TTCATTAATGTCTTTTCCTGGTAGGTCATTGGGCCAAATACATATTGCATATCCTTGGTCAATAATCTTTTCCATTCTTTTGTGAATCTCTTTATTACGAGGTTCAGCGTCAAAAACGAATACAGCGTTTTTGTTTGCATTGTCTAAAGCTTCGGTATTTCCATCTGCACCTGCCATGGCGACCGCATTCTTTAAAAACATACAATCTAGAGCTCCTTCAACCACAAAGTATTGCTGGTTAAAGTCGACAACGTCAAGGCCGAATACCTTCGGTTTATCCTCAAACATGATTGTAATGTATCTAAGACTAGAGTCTGGTTTAAAACATCTAGCCGATACTCCAAACATTTTCTTCTGTTTATCGAAGAATGGAATTACCAAGCGAGGTTCGTCCTTATCAGTATTAGCAAACTTATCTGGTATAATAGTATTAACCCAAGTTTTAAATTTTGGGGTGTAAAATAGTCGATAATGTTGCTCTGAAGGAATTACCCTCTTTTGTATATATATTTTAGCAAAATGGTTGTAGTCCAACTGAGACACTTTTTTTATACTTTTTATTGCATCTTTACTTGAAAATTTTGGTGCTTCAAACTTAGTCTTTTCCAACACTGACTTACCGTCATCTTTCTTTGCTTTATTAATAAATTTATCTGATAGGTAATCTTTAAATGCAAGAGGGTCGACTAACTTAAGAAAGTAGGAAAAGGAATGACTTGCACCACAATTGTGACAATAATAGTGAAAGTTGTTGTCTTTCTCAAGTAGCCAACCCCTTGCTTTTGTACGAGACTTTTGGCTGTCACCACATAATGGGCAACGGAAGTTGATTCTGTATGGATTTGTACGTGTGACTTTGAATCTCTCCATGCGACCTGCAAGAGATTGTGCGTATTGTACGTCAACGAAATCTATCATAATAAAAGTATAAGTCTGTCTGTTTAATTAATTAGGGATATTATAACAGGTTTGGTTGTATTTGTCAACCTTTATTTACCAGACATCATGTCAATGAATAGGTTGGCTCCAGCTGTAACAATTGCTACGGCTCCTAATAGCCAGTATTTTAAATTTTCTAGAGAACGAATTCTTTGGTCATTCTCATCTATCTTTAAAGACAATTCTTTGGTGAGCGTATTAATCTGTGTCATTGTACGATCTGCTCGCTCTTCCATCCATTCTCTTTGTTTAAGATTATATTCTGTATGTGCCACCTGAGCACTTTTCATACCATCAGTCATAGCTCCTTGGAATTTTAACTTATGGTCATCTAATTCTTCTTTAAAAGCAAATCGAGCTTCTACATTAATGCGAGCTTGTGTATCTGCTTTATCTTCTATAGATACTAACTTAGAATCAAAAGTTTCTAAGACTTTTTGTTGCACAGCTATATCTTGAGCTAAAGAGACCATTTGCTCCATTGCGTCGTCAACTTTGTCAAAAAATCTTTCGATTTGTTTAACATCATTTTTGATTAATGCTATGTCTGTGTTTACACGATTGAGTTCGTCTGACACTATGTTGCTCCATATAATTGGTTATTATAACATAACAAAGAGGATTTGTCAAATATTATTTATGAGGTAATTGGTAAAATATTGAATTAAATAAAATATTTATTTGTAGGTCTGTAGTACTAAGTGGTCTACTGGTCAACTGGTTTTGACTTGGTTGCCTTTTCTTCTTTGTTATTAGTGGTTACCTTACGATAATAAACAATGACTTCTCCTAACTCTCTGATATACCTACGGAGCTCTTGGAAATTTGCCGTCATTATTTCATAGTCTTTTACTGTAGTTGCTACGAAAACTATGTCTCCACCTTGTGCAATTTTGTTCTCATCTAAGAATCTATCGAGATATGTATAGCCGACTGGCCAATTTGGATTCTCTCTATCTTCTAAATCACACGCTTTTGGTCTTTTGAGTTGTTCTACACCTTTATCGTCGAAACGTTTTGGCTCAAAAGAGATAGAACGTTTACAAGGATTAATAATAACCGCTTCAGAAACGACGCTCATTTGAACATCAGTTAAATCAATTGGTCTAGGTAGCTCAGGTTGGATTATATCAATCTGAACAGGTTTACTAACAATCTCTACTTGTCGTTGAGGTAATAAACTACAGCCACTAACTATCGTCGTCAGCAGTAGCAGTGACAGTAATGTTCTTGCTATCATTCTCTAATCCCTCAAATACTTTTTTTGTACCATTATTGATACGGGTTTCAATCATACCAGGTTTTTTAATTGCTAATAAATTAAGATTATGTCTTTTAAAAATTTCTAAATAACTATCTTTTTCTGCTTGAATAGCAGCATTAGCACGACTCATATTATTGAGTGCTTCACCTTGTTTTTCGTATGATTCTCTAATAGATTCAATCGCTTGTTTTTGTTCTTCAACAGCGACTTCTAACTTTGCGTTATTTCCTATTAGAGTTTGGTTTTGGTCAAATAAGTAATAGCATGAACCACCAAGCAGTAATAATGCGCCTAATAGTATCTGATACATTTACTCTTCCTCAATTCTATAAAATAAACCACTGGCTGACCGCACGGATATCAGCTTCTTTTCTGCAGTTATAAAAACTAGTTCTTTCCAATTGCTTTTCTTAATTTTCCGTACGCCATGGAAAATTTTATCATCAAGGTTTCCAAACTTGGTGTCGTAAGATACTGTTACAGTATATCTCTTACTAAACCAAGATAGAATCCATTCCCACACGGTATTAACCGCCGCAGTTAGATGCGTATAACTCGTTAGCTACTTTTGCAGAACAGCCGTATTTTTCTTTAACAGCATTTACACAGTCAGCTTTTGACTCACCGTCTGCATGTCTTTTCTTTAATTCAGCAACACAAGCTTTCTCGTCAAACTCTTCTTCGCCGTCGTCATCTGAATCATCTTCATCTTCTTCGACTAAGTCAGTTTCCTCAGCAACAACTTCTTCTTCTGAATCAGTCATTTCTTTGTACTTTTCTTCAAGAGCTGTACGGATACGTGCATTCATTTCATCTTCAAATGCTTCTTTTAGCTTTAGCGGATTGTTGTCAATTGCTTCAGCTATAATTTTCTCAATAGACATTTCTATTTCTCCTTAAGGTTTATATCTTAATTTTATTTATTAAACTTGTTCCATCCTAACCATCAAGCGTTCTGCTCGATTGGTCACTTGTTTATGCCATCTACTATCTCGGCCTTCAACTGCGGCTTCAGCCCAGTCACCTTCTAGTAAAGCAGCATTAAATTTTTTGAACTTACTCAAACGAGTTCGTCCCATATTAAACATCATGTTAACAAGAATTTCTTGTACTTCACCAGGGAAATCATCAAATGATTCCTCGGTATATAGTGCATGACACTCGCTTATAGCGATTTCTAAATCCTTATCAAAACAATCTTTGACTCTGTCTTCGTTAACTGGAGTACCAACTTCTTCACCATGTTCTGGGTCTGAATCTAATACTAAATGACCTACACCAAATGTAGGATAGCCGAGATGGTCTTTGTATACTTCATATACAACACCTTCGTCGATTTTCAGTTGTTCAAAAACATTATCTTTATTTTCTTGTTTCATATTTTATTCCTATGCAGGGTTAATACTAAAGTCATAATCAGCTGTACCATCTAACAAATATAATGTTTCGTCTAGTTTGGTTTCAGCATAACTAATCATGTCTGCTACTGCAGCATCACCACCAATATTAGTATGTGCCCAATTAATAATTTCTGTTTGTGTTGTTGTTCCGTCAACAGTAATATAGTTTCCTGCTGCTAAATCTTCGGAACTTAAAACACTTTGTTGTAATAGCTCAATAACTGTATTCTGATTTTGTCCTATAACATCATCAAATACGATAATTTTATAATTTACTGACTTAACAACATTAGTATCACTATTATAAGTTGGCATTGTTCTAACATCAATTAACTGTTTAGAGTTTATTTTAGCCATTTTGTTTTGCAAAATCTTTAATAGTTTTACGTTTATGTTTCTTTTGAGCCTTTTTGGAAACACCTGGTTCCCCTTGAGCTCCAACACCAAGTCCTGCAATTGCTCCACCACCTACAGAAGTCATTTCGTCCTTCTCAGCAGCTTCAATAATATCAGCCCACTCTTCAATGAATCGTAATTCTGATTCTGCAATATATTCTTCAACTAACATATCATTACTTTCTGATAATAATGTATCAGACTCTAATGTGGCTTGTTCTTTGACTAACCATAATGCAGCTGCATAACTTGCAAGTCTTGTTTGACCGCCTGGTAGTTTAGCTAATAACTTTTTGACATTACCAACCAATTGGTCGAATACGCCAAAAGCTTTACTTTGTTCTTTCTTAGTAAAATCTTTACGACGAATAACTATATTACCCTTCGCATCGATAATTCCTAATTTAAAAGCTGGCCATTTTGTAAAAGGCGTAACAAGCTTTTTAATAAATTGAAATACTAAAAATAAGTCTACTACCATTTAAATTTCCTTTAGCTTCTGTTCTATAAATATGTCACCAACAATACTATCTTTATTAATAATCTTTTCATCATATTGTAATATTTGTGGCATATAATTTAAATATTCCACAAAGGGTTTGAGATAACTGTGAAATTCATGCAGCTTTAAAAAGAGCATGTTCGTCGCATCTACCCCAAACACATTGTATATTACAATCATGTGGTTCAGTATCAACCTTTCCTTTAAATCATTATCTTGCCTATAACGACTGAAGAGTTTGCGGAGATATTGAAATCTCTTCATATCCTCTTCAAACTCTGACATATCCGTGCATTGTGGATTGTCATAGTATTTCATCGCATAGAGCAGAAAGGTTGATTCTGTTAAATTCATATTATAAAAGTTATTTATTGTTAATAAAACTATTTATTATTAGCTATCAGCAACCACTGTGTCATCTCCAGTACCTGATACACCGGCATCACCAGCATCACCAGCAGTAACTTTCATTACGCATAGTGGTTCAGCAATATGTCTTGTACGACCATCTGCTGTTGTATAAGTATTGTAGAGATTCCAACCAGGTGTTTTAAGACCCTTGGCTTGGTTAGCTGCAACACCTGCTTCTGTCAAGTCAACGAATACTGCGTTGTCTTTATCATTAGACTTATTAGTGTTATTAGCATCGTCGGATAACCACTTCGGCGCACTTGCCGCAGCGTCTGTTTTTCCCCATAGTGCCATTGTTATTCTCCTGTTATATTTTAACGTTAATTATAACAAAAATTGCATTCAATGTTTCTAATTAGAAACTATTTAATTTGCGCGTAAACTTCGTCTACCAAAACAGCTTTCTTTTTACGCTTATCAAGTTCTACCCCGATTTCACGTCCCTTTTCTTCTAACTGAGCTTTAGTTAATTTATTTAACTGTGCTTTTGTTACTTTAGCAGGTTTAGAAACTGCTTTTGCAGCTACTGTCTTTTTAGGACCTTTTGCAACTGCTGCCTTAAGGCTGTTTTGTTCAGCTGGTTTTCCAGCTCCAAATAGGCTCTTTAGCCATTCGATTAATTTTCTCATAATATCCTCCATAGATATATTTTTTCAATCATATTAATTATATATTACTTTTTAGAAGCTTTAGCTAA